GTAAATGACCCTGCGGTAAAATTAGACGGACGCCCTGCACTTAATCCAACAGATTGCCCACTAAGCGTAAATGTTCCATTTGGAAATACGTCAGTAATAAGCTTGGCTGCACCTTGCATCGACAAAGTAAAAGTGCCGCTTGTGACTTGCATTGTGTGTGCTTCGTTGGCCGTTGGTGCGCCTAGCGCTGTAGAGCCTATGGGGGAAAAGCCTAGCATTTACGGTTTTTCTCCTAAATCTGGCTCATCGCCTATTGGATTAAATTCAACCCATTTTTGATTTTCTTCATCCCAACGAACTGGATTCGTTGCGTGGTCTTCTGGCATTGGTACTGGTGCTTCCCAAATGCAAGTTTCTTCATTTAATTGCCACGAAGGAAAAGGCTTTACATGAATAAACGCATCTTTATCTGCATCGTATGTGCCGCCAATCATTGCATAGTTTTTTCTAAAAGAAGCACTCCAACTTGTTTGCTTCCAGACAGTATCTTGCCCAAACAAGTCTTTTAAAAAAACAATACCAACATCTTCGCTTTCGCCCCCATCTGCTCCTACAATATCGTTATTGTCTACCACAACAACATCAGTGACTGTTTCGCCTTCCAATTTTGCAAAATGAGCCATTACTGAAACCTATATTCTATTATCACAATGCCAGAGCCACCATTTTTAGAGCCGCCATTTGTCCAAGCCGCACCGCCGCCGCCGCCAGTGTTTGCTGACCCTGCGCTCACCTGAGTAGTATTAATTGCACCACCGTTGCCGCCGCCGCCAGAGCCACCAGAAGCAGGGGAAGGGGCATTATAAGACCAAGTAACGCCACCACCGCCACCGCCTCTAGTTGCACTAAAGTGATAAGAGCCGCTTCCACCGTTACCGCCATAATGAGTTGCTCTATGGTGACCGTTTTGGCCTGTGCCTCCTGCACCGCCACCACCACCTCCTGCTAGTCTAGAACCAGAACCACCGTTATGACCTTGACCACTTATACCGCTACCGCCTGAGTAGGTTGTTGTGACAGATGTCGCGAACCCTGCACCGCCTCCAGAACCACCATTTCCAGCAGGGGCAAATGGATATGTTCCGAACCAGTTTTCAGTAGCCGCACCACCACCGCCACCAGTTGAGGTATAGCCATAGAACGAACTATTCCCACCATTACTTCCTGCCGCTGTGTTATAATTCCCATACGAACCACCACCGCCACCGCCTACGCTGACGTAATGGTTGCCTGTTCCAATACCAAAATTTAAGTATCTATAACCCCCTGCGCCGCCACCGCCAATTCCTGCGCCACCGCCACCGCCTGCAATAATGAGAGCATAAACACTATTTGACCCGGCTGCATTTCCTGCGTTTGTGACGTTTAAATAACCAGAACTGTAAAAATAGTGCCTACGCCAAACACCGCTATTATTTACACTACCACCAGTAGCATAAACGTATGAAGGTGCGCTTGTACCGTAAAACTGGCTCATGCTTATTGTGCCGCTTGAAGGTATACCGCTATGACCTTCGTAATATTCGCTTAGTGAGTGAGGTGCAGAGCCACCAAATTCAGCCGCAATTTGTGATAGTGATATTGCTCCACTGCTTTGTAACGTCATATTTAGCCCTCAATTATAGCTCTTAGTCGCTCTATTTCATCTTGTTGCTCTTTTATGGCTTCGATTAGCAACCCAACCATGTTGCCGTAATCTACTGCTTTAGTGCTTGTTATTTCGCCTGTTGTTGGATTTGTATCCTCAATATCTTTAACCACTTCTGGCAAAACTTTTTCAAGTTCTTGAGCAATTACACCAGTTCTAGGGCGGTCTGTTTCTATTTCAGTATAATAAACACCACGCATTGCTTTGATTTTATCAATAGGATTATCTATTGTAACAATATCTTTTTTAAGCCGCTCATCTGAGTAGGCTGTAACGTTACCAGAAAATGTTACGTTACCACCACTGTCTAAATACATTCTGTTAGAGCCGCCACTATCTCTATGATAGAAACCTGAGTAATATTGCATATACCAAGAGTTAGAATGGTATTGCAGTTTACCATGACTTTCACCAGACCAAGTATTTGAGCCTGACCTTATATCGCTTGTGCCGCCACTAAGCGTAACCGCTCCATTCCCACCAGAAAATGTAATGGCACTAGAAGCAGTATCAGCCGCATCAGCCCTTAGAAATGAACCACTGTCTAAACCATCAAGAACGTCAGCATCTAAGCCAGAACCCGAACCGTCTACTGTTTTAATTGCAGTCAAGATTTCACTAGCTGTCTGGTCAGCCGTTGCTGAAGCTTCAATACCATTGAGCTTTGTATGGTCAGCATCAGTAAACACATTGCTGTCAGTAGCACTTTCCACAAGCGTTCTTATTTCAGCCGCTGTTTGATCAGCCGTTGCGCTTGCCTCAATGCCGTCCAATTTTGCGCCGTCAGTAGCTAAATCTCTGCCATCTACTGAACCGGAAACAGTAATATTACCGGTAACATCTAAACCGCCGGAAATAGCTTCTGCTTTTGTAACTCCTGCCAACTGAAGTTTTTTAAAGTCATCAGCTATTACAGTAATGGAAACTTTTGCGCTGCCGCTAAGAGATAGCGCACTACCGCCACCACTACTTTCGGATGGGGAACGTGTTAGGGTAGTCCCACTAGAAGCATATTGGCCCTGGCCTAGCTCCCAGCTACTTCCTTCTTCTATCAGATATTGGACAATATCGCCATTAGCTACTCCTGCATCAGCGAAAGATTGGAAGCCGGTTTCGGCACTGCCCAGGGTTATGGTTCCAGCCCCCGTACTGGAGGTTCCCATTTTTGCCCTATTGAATAGTTTTGCCATGCCGAGCTCCTACTATGTCAGCGTTAAGATACCGTTTGCTCCAATATCGATAGTGAAGGTATCACCATCGTTTAGCGTGAGAGCTGATCCATAATCATAATATCCAACAATTGGATCCGCCGGTGATGTTGGCGTGTCATTATAGATAACGACGTATCTAAAAGGCGCTACTGAACCACCTGACGCGGTCAACACCTTATCGTCAGCGGACAATTTATAAGTGCCGCCTGTTTGTGTGCTCGTTACGTTTGCTAATGTTCTGTCAGATAAATTGGTATAGCTGATCTGCGTTGTGTTTGCTAAAACACCGTTTCCGTCTGTGGCTATACTTGTTCCTGATGTTGGATCAGTATTGCAAAGAGCAATTTTGAACGTGTCAGCGTTCATGTCCATTGCATTAGCCAGGTTGACCACAAAGTCATTTACTTTAGTAAAACTTGCCATTTAATAGCTCCTTATTTTCATTCGACGGCCAGAACCGCCAGTTTTCGCTAACTCGTTTTCTTGGTTTAAAGTTTCCAGGGCAGACGTGTAGTACGCCCCCCAAACTGGGATCCGATTGTCCTCCATCAAATATGGAGCGGATTGTAAAAGCGAAGCATACAAGTAAACATCCGGATAATAAGTCAGGATCCAATTTGTTGTTATGCTATTGCTTAAACCCTCTATAGCTTCGTAATAAAGCATCTCTATTGTGTAGTCCGCGTCGGGAGACGGAAACACCTCTATCGAGCCATCGATCATCGCGTAATATGCCGGTTCCCCAGTAGCGTTACCAGCTTCTGCTCTTAATTTAGATATTTCATTTGTGCCGGCTAATTCTAAAACTTTAGTCTCCGCCGTATTTAAAGTCATTCTAACTGGCGAAAGAAAATCAATTGGTAAGGCTGTAAACTGATTATCTAACAATGCAGTTTTACGGGTTTCCATTCTCCAGTGCCTAATATCTCTATTCATTTTTGCTTCTGCTAAACGAATAAAAGTAGGTATGACGTTTGTTAAATCATCACGATTTAAAAAATTTGCTATTTCTGTTTTTAGCTCGGTAAAATTTGATAGGCTCATTGCATTTTGCCCTCGCGTCTAAAATATTGCTCCAGCTCTTTAAACACCGGCCTAGCAACATTAGCAGCTCCCGTAGCAACTCCCTTAACAACCGGTTTTGCAAAAGGAGCCAAAGATAACGCAGCATCACCAGCGCCCAGGGCAATTTGACCAACCTGGCCTAATACACCAGGAACGCCGTTCATAGCGTAAGCGTCAGGTATATTCCTGGCGGCGTCGTAAGCGTCCTCCAGGCCCATTGCAGTGCCCAGGCCAGGCACAAACGCTGCCGCGTTCATTGCTTGTGTCGCCATTTGTGGGTTGCCAGTCCTACGCAAGACCTCGTCAAAAATACTATAACCTATCATGTTCTCCGTATTGCTGGCATCCATTGCCGCCTGGAGCTGGTCTGTTGAATACTTGTAACCAGGAGCAACTGCTCGACCTCTGTTACGTCCACTCAACTCCATGTTAAGCTCTCGCGGTGTTTTCATCTCAAAAGCTTCGCCGTCTACGCCCATCACGTTGTCGTACTGGCGTCGAAATTTTTGCTCCTGCAAGTTGGCGATTTTAGCTTTTAGGCTGTTTTCTAATTCACTCATTGCGCCCTCATGTTGTAGTAAAGAGGGTTCTCAGGTTGACCTGGTTGCGGTTGCTGCATGCCTAACGCGCCAATAACACCGCCGGCGCCAAACGGAACAGACATGGCGCGTTTGTTCATAATAAAATCAAATAGCACCTGGTCCATTGTCGTGCCGCGTTTGGTAGCCGTCGTCGCCGCTCTATCACGCATAGCGCCCATAAACGTGGTTAAGCTGCTTGGGTCTACTTTGGTTTTCTTTGACGCGCCCATCCACAGAGCTGCTTGCGTTTGCGGACCAGTTAGACCCA